TCTACACTCTTTCCCTACACGACGCTCTTCCGATCTATCGGCAAAGTCATTGACCGCTGGGGCTGCTGTTGTAATTTGCGCAAGCTGTTTTTCTTCTTCTGCAGCCTGTGCTTGCTGCTGCAGAATATCTGCATACTCTTTCTGATCAAAGAGCAATTTAAGCGGGGCGCCTGACTTGTCGCCAAACTCCCTAATGAATGTTTATGCATCTAAGATTCCTGCAATCTCAGGTTTAAGCTGCGACACTTGCATGATCATATTCAGCAGATATTCATACGCTTCCATGCCACTCATTTTCTGTACCTGAGCCAGCGGCGATACATATTTTACTTCCAGGTCAATCCCATCATATTCAGGCGGTACAGAAGCAAAACCATTGTTGCGCTCATAGTACGAATAAACAACTTCGATAATCTTGCCCAAAAACTCATGATTGATTCTGGTAACAATTGTAGTCAGCAGCTGCATTTTTTCTTGTTGCCTAAGCTCAAGTTCAAAGGCCGTTCTGCCTTGACCGTCAAACTTAGATTGTTCGAGCATAGCAAACAGGTTGACATTATAAGCAGCTTCGATATTGCTCTCAGTACGCTGTGCCACCTCAAATATAGCTTGGAATGCAGGAGCAACATTAAAGAGTGATTCAACTTTGCCATAATTAGATCCATCAAGCTCAGTGACCATGCCTGGCCTATAGTCAACTTCTACACCACTTGGAGCTTGCAACGGCGGTTCGCTGTGCATTGTCATGTTTGCAAAGCCATTCTTTAACTGTTCATACAACATTGCGCAATCACTATCCGCAAACCAACCAGGTCCGATGCTGTAATTACTATTAGGAATTACAATGTAAGGAGCAATAGCAATAGGCATAACATCAAACCCGCCAGTGCTGATATAATCGTTTTCTCCTTCTACCCAATACAATGACAGGTATCTTTTGCCTTCTGGTCCAAAGGAATCATGCTTGATAGAAGGATTCTGTGTTAATAGCCAGTAACAATTCAATGTGCTTTCTGTGCCTTTATTCTCTTTGAGAGCATTTTTAACTTTATCCGGGCACTTCTCAATACCAAACTTCTGTGCAAGTTGTCTATAGGTGAATTTCTTTTTGACAGCAAAGGCAGTTACATCACGGAACTGGTTAAGCGCATAAGCATAACTGCCTACACTGTAATTTTCAAACACAATACCTCTTGATGGATCAAAGAATGTTCCCACCGGCGACTGGCCAAAGGTCAATTCTTGGTATGCGTAATGCACAGCTGAATAAAAGTTTGAATGATTAAGCGCAAGGCTGACTGTATCCCTGCGCCCCTGTGCAATCTCTTTGGCCACTTGATCTTCTGTTTCTACATCAAAGTCAAACCATTGTACAGTCTGCGGAACGCTGCCATTTGCCATACCGCCTGCAAAAATTAAATTAGACCGCCATGCTGTCATATCGACAATGCCGCGGTCCTTTTTAATAAGCTGGTCTGTCTGTCCAAGTTCGCCCAAAAACGGTATTTGCTTAGCCTGGATACGCAGCCACATTTCCCTGTGGCGTGAGAATTCCTCTGCGGCAAACAATGCGCTGTGCAGCTTCTTTGCATCGCTATAAGTAATCTCCATAGCTACGCCCCCAATGTGTCGCCGCCAGTTACGCTACCAACAGTCTTAGCAAAGCCATAGCGTTTTTTCTTTTTCTCTGCTGTTTCTGCGATGTTGTTGTCAGCTGTTGGCGCTTCTACCCTTTGAGCTGCTGGCTCAACTACTGTTGCTTCTGGTGCAGGAGCAGAGTATGATGGGCTTTTAAAAATTTTGCTCATGTTACCATCCCTTTCTTTTATGCTAGATTTATTTAAAAGTTAATACATAGCTTTTAACGGGTCATATCTCAATGCCTGTTTGCCTGCTTTTGCTTTTTGCGCCGGCAGTCCATATGAACTTGCCTTGAGCCTAACTGCAAAGGTCAGCGCTAGAGCATCAGCCCTATTAGGACTGTAAGCCATATCTTCTTTACGCTGCAGTTTGATCGTGCCATTATTGCTAGCAACGAGTTCCGGCAGCATTAGTTCATCTGCTATATCTTTATCCAGCGGGTCAAGTGCGCCGCCTTCTATAAGCCATTGCTTAATACTCCCCCACATTTCAGCACGTTTATTGAAATATCCCATATCGCATTTTGTACTGGCGAATGGTATCAAGTGCCACCTGCGGCCAAGAGCTTTACCTTCGCTGTATACGCCTGTGCCATATCCCATATCAATGCAAACAGCTGCAGCCCTGTATTCGTCCTCATAAAGAGCTATCCTGTGTGCAAAGGCTTTATGGTCATCGCTCTTAGCTTCTGTGTAAAGCAACTTACTCCAGTTACCCTTGCGAACGTATATAGATGCTTCGTCTTTGCCTGACCATGCAGGGTCAACACCAATAACAGCAGGAGCGAATTGATAACTGTGGTAATCCAATGTCCTTGCTCTAGCAGCTTCGACAATGTCACGCCCGATAAATTGATATTCACCGGATGATGGCGGCTCTCCGAGTATACGAACCTTCACGAAGTCACTATCAATGCCGTAATAATCTACCCATTCTTGTAATAGTCGCTTGTTGGTTACCTCTACTGTACGGCTGTCAATCTTTCGTGTATCCCATCGGCTTTTATCTTTCCCAAAGCAGTCATTAAACTTTCCTGTGTTTCGTGTTCTATTCCCAAACGCAAACCAAAGTATCTCTGTATCATCATCCGTCATTGCACCTTCAGCAACATCCCAAATGACATCATCAATCTCTGAGGCTTCATCAAACACCAATAATATTCGGCTGCCTTTGTTGTGAAGGCCCGCGAATGCCGCCGGATTACTTTTGCTCCAGGGTATAGCATCGGCTCGCCATGTTTTCTCATGTGCTGGGTCTGCGCTGTATAGTGAAGTAGCTGTATAAACAAACATTTCGCTAGCAATATTAAGCCTGTGCCACTTCGACAACTCCACCCATGTTTTAGTTCTTAGCTGTGTGTCTGTGTTGGCAGTGATTACAGCTTTAGCATCGACTTTAGTATATAGCGCCCACTCAATGAGCCAAGCATTTACAGCAGACTTACCAATGCCATGCCCTGAGCCAGTTGCATATCGTTGTACCTTCATCGGATCATATTGCATTTTCTCTGCTACACTGCTTAACAATTCAAGTTGCCACGTTTGAGGGTATTGTCCTTCAAGCTCTCCTTCTCCCCAAGGATACATAGCTTTAACGAATCCAACAGGATCATGTTCAAACCGCGCAACAAATTCAATCATTTCTTTGGTGATCATTTCTTCGCACGCTCCTGCGCTTCTTTTAACACCTGTGCTACGTTTACTGTGCCTGACACATCAATTTGTTCCTTCCACAACAAAAGACGCTTGCCCAATAGCTCTGCTGCTTTGTTTCTGTCGCTTATGCTTGTATCAAGTCCAAACGAATCTTTTTCCTCTCCATTCATTACCCTGGTTAGGTACTCAAGCACATCATCACCGGTTGCTATTCGCCGTCCTTCTATTGGTGCAAGCCGTTCTTCTATATATGACCTTATGTTTGGTTTCGTTAAGTTTTCTGCCGCAATCACTTTTGCAGTCTTTTCACTATATCCAGCTAGTTTTGCTGCCTCTGTCCCATTACCAGTCTGTATATAATAATCAGCAAAAGCTTTTTCAAAAAGATGGTTTTCTTCTCCCTGTAAATACCAGCCGGAGCGAAGCACACGAATTATAACATCCGAAATCTCCGGTTCGAAAGAATCGCTAATACGCTGTAAATCGAAATATTTAATCATCATCCACAGAGTCTAAACAAAGTTCATATGTATCATACATGACCGCACGTCCACCAAATCCTTCTTTCTGGAATATTAATCCCTCATTCAGATAACGTCCTCCATCTTCTACGGAAACTCCAAAATCAAAATAACGTTTCTCTGTATAAATTTGGTTTATCAGGCAGTCAAACAAAAGATCAAGTGCTCCCATATCCCGCCCTCTATCAGTAGAAGCAATATACTGGACATGAGCTACTTCACCAGAGATATACATCACACATCCTCCTACCGTTTCATCTTTATCGAGTACCCGATAAAGTTTTATTTCTTCCGGGAACAGACGATTAAGGCG